CATGGCCAACTTACGGATCTTTGCAGAAAGTTCGGAGTTGCCACGACGGTCATCAAACCGGATAGCGTTATAAACAGTCTTCTCTGTCACGTTGAGTGCCTTTGCAATAAAGTCGCGGTCAGCTTTCGTAATGTGAATGTACCTCTTGTTCATATCTCACTTATTTTAATGATTAATATTGGAGGGAGTCCGGGGAATCGAACCCCGGCGCAAGAACCATGCACTCCCGTGTGTCTTTCCACACCGTCACCCGTCTCTTAACGCCTTCCGGGTCGTCACGCTGGGTTATCCTGAGTATCTTTACTTGATTGATTCTTTAATTCCACGTTCCGAATGGTCTGCAGCAGCTCTGCTTGAAAACATACACACATTGTATAGACCTCATCTTTAAATCTTGTATTCTGCACTGGTTCTACATCTTTCATCTGAATAATGGCACTGGTTAATTCGTTCATCAGGTTATCCAGCGTCTTGGGATTTACTTTCATCAATAATGTCTCTTTCATAATCTTATATTTAAAATTCGCTAATCACACGCCTTTTTCGTATATTTGTCGCGGTGTTCTTTTTTGAACACGTTGCAAATATAATACGCATTTGCGAATATACAAAGTGTTTCAAGGAGAAATATTCGCATTTGATAATATTTTTATTGATTATGACGGTTAATGAACGCTTTGAGACAATTATACGAGTACTGTTTGGAGGTAACAAACGAGCATTTGCATTGCATGTAGGCATTAGTCCTACAGTGGTTGAGAATGTAGTCGGGACACGAAAAGGGAAGCCCTCATTTGATGTCCTTGAAAAAGTATGCGCAAATGCGAATATATCTGCAGAATGGCTCTTGCTCGGTAAAGGGGAGATGCTAATGGACATGTTCGAAATAAGAAAACCTATGCGTTTTAGCTCAGACCCTGCTTATTACGAAAATATTAATCACGAAACACCTACACCTGATGAAGAACCACAACCAGCAAACACAGATTTTTCTCAGTTTATAAACAAAATAGCAAAACAAGCTGAAGAAATAGGGCAGTTAAAAGAACGGATTAACCAACTTGAACGCGAAAAGGAAAAACATGTATCGGATGCGTCCATTTCCGGTACTGCAAATGTCGGATAG